CGGCCATCCACACCCACGCCTTCCACGCCGCCGGTTAGACCTACGGGGGAGTTGGTAGACCCCCAGACCAATCTGCCGGTAAGGGGAACCAGAACCGCCCCGCCTGACATTGATAACTTGGATGAACTGGGGAAAGCCTTTGAGTCTGAAATTCCTATGCAATTCGTGGGGAGGGAGGCCTTATTCCTAGATACCGAACCCTATGCGCTGGGCATAGCCGTCAATGATTCAAAGGTGGCGGAATTAACCTTTCGGATGGTTCGGGAACAGGAAGCATGGGCCAGGGCAGTGGGGGGTGCTGTTGAGGTAAACTATGATGGAATGTCATTGATGGCTGCTAGGGGTACTAATCGGGCCATCGAACAAACCATTGTTCGGCATAATGCCCGTCCCATTGAACGAGTAGTCACATATCCGAAAGAAGGTTCACCATTCAATAGTGCTTATGCCTACCAAACGCACGAAGGCGGGGTGCATATAAATATGGGGATGGCTGAAAAGGGTTCGGCCCGTTCCATCGGGGCAAGGGCACAGGCAGATAACGCACGGAAAGCCCAGCAATATGATGAATTCGCATCAGGGGAAAGAATTAAAAGACTGAAGGAAAACATAGCGCAACAGGAAGAAGCATTGAAAAAGATGGTTACCGATAGGGAAGCGTTTATCGTGCGGCGGGAAGCGGCGGGGCAAGCAGGTACACAGGAAACCCGTGACTTCATAGCCGCCTTTGAATCGGATGAAAGGATTGCTCGACGCTTAATAAGGCAGTGGGAAACGGCTATTGTTGATGCAGAAAAGTTGGGCAACAGCCCAGCAATCAAAAAGATAAGAAGCCGCCAATGGTCAACGGCAGGCACGGTTGCAGAGGACGAACTGACGAATATAATTACGCATGAAATAGGGCATTATTACCATCGGCGTTATGGCTTTTATGATACGAAATCCCTGGATGTGCTATCACGGAAATCCAGAAAAACGCCGGAGGGCTATCTGCGCCATTATGACCCTAACACAAAAAAATGGGATGGAACCCATTTAGCACGGGATGAAGCATACAATATTTCAGAATATGCAGGAACGAATGATTTGGAATTCTTCGCTGAAGCCTTTGCGGATTATCACCAAGGGGGGAAACGACTCTCCAAGAGGGTGAGGGATTTTATAGAAGAAGTTATACAGGCCAATGCCCAGTTCGGTGATGTGGGTTTACTATCGGCACAGACAGTGCCATTGGGGGAACGGAAAGGCAATCCAAAATCCATTTGGAGTGGAAGGTTCAGATGACAACACCACCTATGGAAGTAGTAACGGGGGGCAATTCAGACCAGTGTATATCATGCTACTGGTACATCGGGGGCATCAGTGGAGGGAACCATGCCTGTTTTGCATTCCCTGAAGGGATACCTCTGGGGATATTCCGTGGGGAAATCGACCATAGCGACCCATACCCCGGCGATAACAATATCCAGCGGCGGGAAGACCCTGAATGGCGCAGAATATATGATGAAAGGATGGCATTATGAACGCAACGCTACGCAATGAAATGCGGCCAGTGACTAGGCAACGGTTCGATGTAATCTGGTGCCCGTTCTGCGATAGGAGCCGCCAGGAAACTAGGCCCACGCCGTTCTGCGAAGGGTGCGGGGCGGAATTCACGGGCGGCTCTCCCATTGCCCCTGTAGATGCCCTGCCGATGACTCCAGAATCTACCCCTGATGCCCTGGATATAGTTGTGGATGAAATGAACGCCGAACACCCAGGGCCATCGGCACCCCCACACCGTTCCCGTTCCCGGCGGGCAACGTAGGTCAGGATGAATTGTTATCAGTGCGAATCTGAAAATTTAGCCCTGGCCCCCCTGTGGCCTGGGGAACGTGCTACATACGCCGCAATCGGTATCGTGTTGCGGCTGTGCCTATATTGTGGGCTGGAACAAAACCATTGCGGGGATGATGAATCATTACCACCCGCCGTGGCTGCGCTGGAAGCCCCCCACCAACCAATTCTGGGCAAGGGATAGATATGCCGAACAAGAATGGGGCCAAACGAATAAACCGTGGGTTGGGGATGAACCCCAAAGGCAGGGTGAAGCCAGGGCCGCCCAAGGATAGACGGTTGCAGGGGAACAAACCCCCGAAATACAAATAACCGATTGTGCATTTTGTCACGTTGTTTTTGAAATCTTCATGGGGCATACTGAAAAGCTACCGCACCCAGCGGGTATAAATGGGGGGGGGTAAATGGTTACTGAGAACACGGAAACTCCAGGGGATGAGGCAAGCCAAGCAGCCCGCATAGCTGAGGTCGAAACGGCCACACCGGAGCCATCCACGCCTATACAGTTCACACCGGAACAACAGGCGCAGATTAACAGAATGATGGCCCAAACCAAGCGGGAAACACGCCAGCAATTTGCGGATTATTCGCAATTGAAGGAACGGGCTGCGAAGGCGGATGAATTGGAACAAGCCCAATTAACCGAAGTGGAACGGGTGCAACAACGGGCTGCCGATGCTGAAAAGGCGGCCACTGATGCCAACAGTAAATTGGCGGATGCGTTGATTGCCAGTGAAGTGAAGGTTAAGGCGGTACAACTGGGCGTAATTGACCCTGATGCTGCATACCTATTGATGGATAAAACCGGTATCCAATACGATGCTGACCAGGGCGTGGCCGGGGTAGATGAAGCCCTAACTCAACTCCTAGAAAGTAAACCGTATCTCAAAGGCCAACCCAACCGTGTGCCGAACCTGAATCCGCAAAGCGGAGAACCCGCCCCGACGCTGCGACTATCGGAAGAACAGCGTGAGGCTGCCCGATTGATGGGGATGACTGAAGAAGATTACGCACAGGGAATCTAATTTCTGAACTGCGGGTAGAACGCATAAGGAGAAAATATCATGGCCGCAAACGGCTTTGAATGGCGTTATAACATCAGCGGTGGTAGGCCGCTAATTCTGACCTTCGTGATGAAGGATACCGAAACATTTACTCGTGGCGATATGCTGAACTTAGAATCTGGTGAGGTTGACTTACTGGTAACGACTGATACCGCTGCGGTTGGCGTATTCGTCGGGCCTGAAAACCCTGACGATGCCACCGATGGTCAACCAGGGATAGTGGCTGGCACTGATAGCACAACCGTTGTTAAGGCTATTGCAAATCCTGATGCGGATTATGCCGATAGGCACGATACCAGCGCAAGGTTGGCCGGTGCGTTGTTAGATGTTTCCGGGGCTACTGGGGCGCAAACGGTAGCGGCTGCCAGCAACAATGAATTCGTGGTAGTTGAACGAAAACGGCAATCTTCCGACGAGACACGGGTTCAGTTCACGGCCCCCACCCACTACCTAAGCAAAGTTCAGTAGCCACCTATAAGGAGAAGAAATGCCTCTAACGAGTGGCAACTTTGCGGATTTACTGAAGCCTGGATTAAAGCGGATTTACGACCTTGGAATGAGCCGCCCCAGGCCGATGCTGGAATTGCTCTTTGGTGTAGAAACCTCAACCCGTTTCGAGGAACAGTACCAGGGCATGGGCGCACAGGGTTTGGTGCCGCCGTTTGATGGCACCGTTCCCTACCACGATTTTGATGCGGGATACCGGACGGACATTCGCAACTACGAATTTGCGATGGGGATGCAAGTTGAACGGCGGCTGGTTGACGATGACCAGTTTAACCAGATTCGTCGCAGGGCATCCAATATGTCCGATTCGTTCAACACCACTATCGAAACGGATGCCGCCAATATATTCATCAATGGGTTTACCGATTCCGGTACGAACCGGATGGGCGCATCCACCAACGGGGCTGATAGTGTGGCCTTACTAAGTACGGCCCACCCGCACGGCCCTGCTAATACCAACAACACCCAATCCAATGAAGGAACTCTGGCCTTGACGTTGGGTAACCTCGACACGACCAGACAGGCCATGCGGAACTTGACGGACGATAAAGACCAGTTGCTGGGGGTCAACCCAGATATGCTGCTGGTGCCACCGGAGTTGGAACGGGATGCAACTCAAATAGTCAGCGAACGTGCCATCTACGAGCCAGGCTCGGCCCAGTATGATGTCAACATGTTCGCTGGCCGTTTCCGCCCTGTGGTCTGGGATAGATTAACCGATAGCAATGCGTGGTTTCTGATTGACTCCACGCTGATGAAGCAACACCTGATTTGGCAATGGCGCATTAAACCAGAGTTCGCCGAAGCCGAAGATTTCGATGGCCTCACGGCAAAATTCCGAGGCTATATGAGATACGGTATTGGTTGGACTGACTGGCGGTGGATATACGGCCAAAATCCCGGCTAATAATCTAAGGCAAACTGGTGGGGGATAGCAGTACCACAGCCCTGTTATTCCCCACTGGTTCCTAATAGGAGGAACTGGTAATGCCTACTAACTTTCCTAGTGGGGTCAAAAGCCGTGGAATCCCTGTTGAGGGGCTTGGCGGCATTGGCAGCCCTTTATTGACCACCGGCAATGTCTACCATGTAGACAGTGGCGCAGATGCCGCAAGCAATAACAATGCGGCAACCAATCCAAAACAGCCAGCGGCCACCATTGACGGTGCTATCGGCAAATGTACGGCGAACAACGGCGACGTGATTCTGGTCGCCCCTGGACACACTGAAACCATTTCCGCAGCCGCCGCTATTACATTCGACGTTGCGGGCGTAACGGTTATCGGTATGGGGGTAGGCAACAGCCGCCCTACCATAACACTAGATACGGCGACAACGACAGACATTAACGTGACTGCTGCCGATACCCAGATTCATAATTGTATCTTTTCGATGAACTTCGCTGACATTGCTGAGGTCTTCGACCTCAGTGCGGCTGGTTTTGTAGTTAACAAGTGTCGTTTCGTGGATACTGCGGTTAATATGAACTTCGTTGACTTGATTAAATGCACAACGGGCGATAACGATTGCGACAGGTTGGAGTTCACCAACAACGTCGTGATTTCACCTGACACAGGTAATGATGCGATTATTGAAGTTGGTGGCGACATCGCTGGGCTAGTGTTCAATAATAACTACATCCGATTAGGCGTTGCTAACTCTGAGGCGATTATCTCTGTAGCCACAGGGAAGGACGCCACCGATTGTGAAATTACCTATAACCATATTTACCGATTGAACACCGCCGGTGACCTCTTGATTGACAGCGACACAGCCGATAATACCGGCCTCATTGCTCATAACAGAATCGGTCATGCTGACACGGCTTCGGAAATTCTAGTTGATGCTGATGGTGTCCGGCAGTTTGATAACTTAGGAAGCGCAACTGACACCGCTTCTGGATATGTCTTGCCCGCTATCGATAGTTAGGAGGGTTAGATGTACGGCTACGAATCGGTTTCAATCAATAGCGGCACCACCGCTGGCGGCGCAGGGGTGTCGACTAACAATAATACGTCAAGCCATGTCGTCGTAGGCCAAATTTGCTCTATCGGGGTGACCTATAACGGGTCACCCCCAGCAACTACCGACCTCGTGGTGGCTACGGCTGGGAACAATGGCCCAGCTTTAACTATTTTGACTCTGACCAATGCCACTACTGATGGTTGGTTCCATCCTCGTCACAAGTTGGATGACGAGTCTGCGGCTGACATTACCTATGACGGCACCAATGAAGTGTATGATAAGGTATGCGTCGCTGATAACATCAAGATAACGGTTAGCCAGGCTGATGATGGCGACTCCGTTGATGTGGTAGTTGTTTACTATGCTGGTCGTTAATGGCTATTGAACGGCACATAATCAAAGTCAGCACCACAGGTTCCGCCGCTTCGGCCACCGGTTCATTGGTAACTGCCTTGCCGTACTGCGAGTTGCTAGCTGCCTATTTGAATTTTCACGCCAGCGCACCAAGCACCACGGATACCACGCTTTCTTCCCCAGGCGACCCGGTGTCGGTGACATTATTGACCATCACCAATAGTGCCACCGACGCTTGGTATTATCCCGGCATCCAGATGGATGATAATA